TGACCAGTCCGTTCCAGGCGTTTGTAATTCCCTGACCAAGTTTGGACACCCATTCCTTACCTGCTTTCGGGAACTCACTGCCTTTCTGGATCATTTTCTGCAGCAGCTGTGAGATGATCTGCAGGACACAATCAATCACCGTCTTCGCCATTCCCGGCAGCGCTGTAACCAGCTTTGCAATCATCTGGATCACTGTACTGAGCAGCTGCGGTGTACACTGAATCAGTGCCTGCATGATTGACATTACAAGCTGAGGCAGGATCGTGATGATCGCCACAATAATGCTCGGCAGATTCTCAACGATTCCGTTAATCAGTTCGATCACCGCATCCAGAAGGATCGGCAGGTTCTGCAGGACATTATCCGAGATCATCTGGATCAGATCCGGCAACGCGGCAATGATCGTATCGATGATCACCGGCAGGTTCTGTGCAATATTCGCAACCAGCGCAATCACGCCATGAATCAGAACAGGAACCAGCGTCACGATCGCATCAGATATCATCTGAAGCAGTCCAGGCAGTGCCGCGATGATCGTATCGATCAGCCCCGGCAATGCTGCCGTGATCTGATCCGCAATGGAAATGATCCCCTGGATCAGTACAGGCACCAGCGTTACGATCGCCTGGATAATAATGCTCATCAGGGTCGGCAGCATCCCAATGATCGTTTGAATCATAGTCGGCAGCGATTCCGCCAATGACCCTATCAGCGTCTGTACCGCATCTAAGAGAATCGGGAGATTCTGTTCTACTGCGCTTGCAATTTTCTGTACGATACTCGGGATCTGTGTTGCTAATGCCTGAACGATCGTCGGCAAAGCATTCGCGATTCTTCTAACCAGCATAGATATGCCGTTAATGATTTCCGGAAGACATTGCAGAATATTCTCCACAATTGCAGGCGCAATGGCTATGATCTGCGGAAGCGCATCAAGAATGCCTCCCACAAACGATGTCACAACAGCAAATGCTGTCTGTATGATCTGTGGAAGAGCGCTCGCCACATTGTTAAACATTTGACCGATCGCAATACCAATCGTGTCCGAGCTGTTCCAAAGAGCGTTTCTCATGCTCGTAAGCAAGTTCTGCACGATTTCCATGCCTGTCGTAACCAGCATGCTTGCTGTGTCTGTTCCAAGCCCCTGCAGAACACCTGCTACCATCTGCGGCAGTCCTTTCAGAATGTTGCCGATTGCCGGCAGTGCATTACCCGCAAAACTCACGATCGATGATGTGAGCTGATCAAGAAACGGCTGGATGTCACTTCCCGTCGTTATTGCCGCCAGAACGTTTGACCACGAAGCTTTTAGCGTTGCCAGCGATCCACTGATCGTGCTGGCTGCTTCTTCAGCTGTCGTGCCTGTAACTCCGATCTGCTCTTGAATCACATGGATCGCGCTCATCACGTCGGCAAGGTTGTTGATGTCATACTTCACTCCTGAGAGTTTTTCTGCATCAGAGAGCAGCCTCTCCATTTCTCCCCGCGTACCGCCATATCCAAGTTTCAGGTTGTCAAGCATGGTATAGTTCTGCTTCGCAAACCCCTGATATGCATTAATGACACTCTCTGAAGGAGTACCGTATTTATTCCAGTTATCCGCCATATCACGGATCGCCATGTCTGTGATATGTGCAGCCTTTTCCGAGTCGCCGCCCAAGCCCTGCATCAACGCTGCAGCGAACGACGTCGACGTCGCCATGTAGTCATTCGCAGACATATTCGCTGTCTTATACGCGTTCTGCGCATTCTTTACCACTGTATCTGCATGATCTTTGAACAGTGTTTCAACGCCACCGAGATTCTGTTCAAAATCAGCGCCTTCTGTGAATGCTTTGCTGATTACTTTACCGATCCCCGCAGCCGCTATGATTTTTACCGCAACAGCAAGAAATTTTTTGCCGAAGCCGGATCCGGATTTCTGACCGGCACTGTCCATTTCGCCTTCAAGGGCTTTTCCAAGTCCTTTGGTCGATGGCATGACCTGCACATAGGCTTTTGCGATCTCGGAACCACCTTCTGCCATTTTCTCACTCTCCTTTCGCGATCCGATTCCATGCTTTCAGGAAGTCCTCTGAAGAGTCAAACACCTGTGTCTTCTTCTCTTCTTTTGGTTCAGTGTTTATGAGTTCAGCAATGGATCTCGGCATATTTCTCTTCTTTTGTGCGTCTTTTGTCTGCATCCAGATCAGGATCCCGAGCCTGTCTGCGATCACAGCAGACAGAAGTGTCTCAAGCGGCACCTTCATTCCAGCCATCTTTCTCTTGATCCTGGAACTATCCGGTAAACCAAAGGAGAGAACCGCTACAGTCTTCACCGGCAGTTCTCTCCAGTTTCTGATCTGGTATGTTTCCCACAGATCACACACCAATTCATCCTCGCCGGTCGTGATCATTCCCACGAGGGCAATTATTTTTTTGTTCGTTCGTTTTCACCCAGCTGACGAATCACTTCGGTCAGTTCTGTTCCGAAAGCTTCAGTCGGCACACGTCCGTCTTTTTCTCTGAGAAGATCGCAGAGCTTTCTGTGCCCATCCTGCCCGAGCAGTTTTTTTGAGACGCGCGGGAAGGCAAGAGGGTTTCCGTCTTCGATATCTGCCAGCATCTCTATAACCTCAAGATCATCAAGGACAATAGGATCGATGTCTGTCTGAAATCCGTTCGTCAGTTCAATATGCACATTCGCCATCCCGCGTTCCTCCTGCTACTCACGCTCTTTTGATGTAGGTGTGATGTGTCGCGCCGGTCTCGTCAGACTGTGCGTTGATCGTCAGATCGAATCCGATCGCGTCGCCGTCTGTATAAGTAATGTCACCGACTTCAGCCACGGATCCGCACGGGATCACGATTCTCTGGACCGCGTTGTCACGCAGCACCATGTCGATAACATAGACGTGATCTTCCAGTGCTTCGGGTTTCGCGTGGATCGTGATTCCTGTCGCCAGCGCACCCGTCACATTGTTGTCGCCATATACGAGTTTCAGCGCGTCAATGTTCAGCGATTCGATCAGCGTATACTGGAACGTGTCTTCTCTTCCTGTGACCAGCGTCAGAACAGGATCGCCGCCCCACGCATGGACCACTTCACTTTCAGGACTGTTGCTGTTGGTGAGTCCGTCCTCAGACACATAGCCAAGATTCTTAAACGCAGCATCCAGTGCCTCGTCGGCAGTTGTCGGAAGAGTCGATCCAATCGGCGCAACATGGATCGCGCCGCCCACCTTCGGCTTGCCAACTGATACATTGCTTGCAGTCGCCATTGTATTTCCTCCTAATAAACGATTTGATAGACCGCCTGATAGCGGTAGTGTTTTGTTTCTTCGTCCGTAAAGTTGTAATCGGTATTTCGATAAGCTGTGAACACATCTGCTATCTCGTAGATGCTGTCCATTGCCTCCTTGACCATCTCATTGATCTCAGCCGCACGGTACAACGATCTTGCATAAGACTGAATCGCAAAAGTTGCACGCTCGATCTGGTTCTCGACAGAGGATCCTGTCTTCTCGATCCGGATATACTCATCCGGCTCGTCTTCCGGCGTTTCCATGAAAGAAGGAACAGACGTGATCCTGTCATTCAAATAATCCAGGACTGTCTTCTCAATCATGATCAACCACCCAATCCTTTCAGAAGCGTATTGTTCTTCTTGTTGTCACGAGCAGCTGCGGCAGTTTTGGCAACAACAGCCACGTTTACACGGTTCTTGCCGCTGAACGGATCCACTTCGTATCCGTCACCGCAACGTTTTGCAATCTCTTTGGCCTTTGCTTCACAGATGCCCTGTATCCAGCCGCCTTTCAGCAACTGATTCGACACATTCCGCCTGTTCAGTACGACTTGTACTTTCTTAGCCATATCGTTCCACCTTGACTTTTTTGTTCCATGACAGCGGGATGTTTCCCTCGATCCCCTCGGTCGGGAATCCGATCACATGCCAGGTCTCCCCAAAAAACTGGACTCTCTGGTCTTCCCATTCATGCGTGTCCCCTTTCGGAATCGCCAACTGATAAACAGCCTTCTTCCCTGTAAGGTTCAGTTCGTCCAGAATCTCTTCGCTGCTGAGCGGAGATACCAATACCCCCGGAACATCAATGAACTGCTCCTCATAAACAGGTCTGTTAAAAGCATCAACACCTGTCTGTGTTCTTGTGGATAGTTTCACTGTGATCGTCTGGAACATTTATTTGTCCTCATACAACTCAATAAGCTGCATGCGCTGCCGTTTTAATCCGAGCCGCGCAAGTTCATCTCTCTTAATGAACAACCCTCCACCGGGTACCAGATAAGTACCGGAAACAGAATACCCAAGGGCTGACTGTGACATTTGTGACATCGGTTCGGAGTTTGTGCTGGTCATCAGT